CTTGCACAGTCACGGGCTTAGAATTTGTTTCACCTTTAATCCCAGCAAAAGGCAATTTAATCATTGCTCTCTCTAACCAGAAAAAAGTGTTGTTTGTGTCGCCATCGGGCAAGAAACGAACTGTCACGTTTGTGTTCTCTGCGATGTTCCAGTGTGGAAATATTGCGTTGTCGCCGCCGGATTGTCCGCCGGTATTTTGTGCGCTCTGTTGAAGTTTTGCGCGAATTTCTGCTAACGTTGCCATAATAATGTTTCCTTAATAAAGTTTTATGTGCCGCTTTCTTAAAGCCAACTGACTAAAAGAAAAACTGTGCATAGCGTTAACTATACACAGTTTTATTTATCCTGTCAAGAGTTTTATTGGTATATTTTGATTTATTTTGCCATTCCGGATAATTTCATAATTGCGGCTAGTTCTTCACTTATACCTAATTCCGCTTTCTTACGTGCTAATCCTGCTGAGCTTGTTGGGCTATTGGTTTTTTCTTTTTCTAAATCTTTGGTAGACACTTTCCAGTCGCCGCCCTGTTCTTTGCGCTTGTATGCAGGGATTTGGCTCTTGTTTACGCTTTCACGTTCCATGCGATCATTGTAGTCATTTCTCATTCGTTCTTTTTTCTGTGCTAATGCATCTAATCGTGCTTGAGCATTTTGATCGCCGCTGGCGGCTTTGTCTTTTAAATGTTTTTCATGTGATGCTTCTAAATCGCGACGGTGTTGTGCATCAACACTATTGGGGTTATATGCTTCTTCTTGTGATCCAATGCTTTCTACTTTTTCTTTGACGTTGCCTAGTAATTCTTTTAGTCTGGCTAATTCTCTGCCGTCACCTTGGACTTGTTTCATACCTTGCTTGGCCAAGTGTTTTGCTACGTGTTTGATAGGATTTCCAAATTGATCTTTTCTTTCACCATCTCTAGGAGGGTCTGGATCAAATGGGGGGTCTTCTTTATCCGGGCTAATGCTTTCTACTTTTTGTTTAACGTTGCCCAATAATTCTTTTAATCTTGCTAGTCCGTCAGTTGGTTCTACATTACCTACTTGTCCATGACGCTGTTGCCATTCTTGTGTTAATTTGTTTATAAATTGTTCTGCCATTTGGGCAGCTTGTTCACCAGCTTCTTCTCCAAATTTTTCTGCAATTTGTTTTTTTACGTCGAGTGTGATACCTTCTCCACCGCGGAATGGACCAACTTCTGGGTTGTCACGATTGTAAAAACTCTTAACAATCTTGGCAACTTCTTGTACCATATTGCCTTCTTTGCCTTCTGCTACTGGGGGTTCTGCAGGAGGAGCTACTGGAGCAGGCGCAGCCGGTGGCATTTCTGCCGATGGTTCTTCTTGGCCTGAGCCTGTTAGACCTAGTGCTACTAATAGTTCAGGGTAGCTTTCTTGAGCCCACATTTTTAAAACTTCCATAGGATCAGCAGATGGATCTAATTCAGATGCTGATTTAAATTTATCTTCTAGATCAGAATCAGTTAGACCCAAGCCGCTGAAAAATTGCCATGCTGTTTGACCATCTGGACCCAATTCTAATTCGCCGTTGGGCAGTTCGTTCATTGCTTGTTTTAGTGCTTCAATTTCGTCGTCTGTTAATTGGCCTTGTTCCGTGGCTTCTGCCCATTCTTCAAATTTGCTAAATGCGTTTTCTTTAACATTAGTTCCACATACACAAGGATCTTCTTTGCAATCTGGACAAATGTCTGTTTCTTCACTTACGTATTCTTCTAAGTCTACAGTATTTGTTTCTTGCATAATCCTGTGAATCAATGGAAAGAAACTTGCTAGATCTTCTTTGAAATTTGTTTCTGTAAATTTTGCCTTATAAGTTTCCATGGTCACAGGATCTAGTTCCATTAGGTCATCGCCTTGGTCTACACCTGCTAATTCGCCCACCCATGATTCATAATGATGACGCTTGCTTAGTGCTTCAATAGTTGCTTTTAGTTCATTTAATCGGCCTACGGCCCTTTCTGTAATTCCCATAGCATCATCATGTAAACTTGTATGTTGTACTTGTCTTTGGAATTCTTGTAGTTGAGCAATCTGTTCACTCATACGAACGATAGCCTTGCCAGCTGGGTCGTGCGGAACACCACCGTGGTCAACGTGTTGAGCCATGGCAAATGCGCCTGCTGGATGAATGAACGGATATTTAAATCTTTCCCCGTCTTTGTTTTGAATGTAAATTGCCCTGATGTTATTTCGTTGACTGCGAGAGCCTGCATACATTTCATCAACTGCTTTATGATGTCTTACAATAACTTCTGTTGCACCTTTAACTGCGCGGCTGGTTTTTTTAGAACTCTTTTGGTTCCAACGTGATTCGGTCATGTTCATAGTAGGGTCTTCTTCCTTAGGGGCTTGCGTGGCAGCAAGATGTTGAAAATCATTTCTGTCAAGATTTGTTTTAGCAATGTCGCGTGTGTCAAAACGCAGTAATCTACGCATGGCAAACATACGCATTTCTTTCAAGAAACCGTACCAAACTTGTTTGCTAGGGTCGTCTTGATTTTCTGTAATACCTTGACTGTAGTAAATCTTTAAGCTACCCAGGTCGTTTAAGCTGATGCTAACACGGCCTAAATTTACACCTTCGTTGACAAAGTCAAAATCGAAGAAACGTGCTTCGGCGGGGTCGATAGTGACCGCACCTGTTTCGTCGCCCATTTCTAAATTGGTAAAACGGCTGCGGACTTTGTCGAACAAGTCTTGAGAGATTAATTGGATAGCTTTCATATGTGTTATTTATTAATAATTGCTGATGTATATGGGCATGGGCATGATAAACTCGTCGAAACGCTCTTCTCGCATTTTATCGTAGATAGCAGGATCCCATTCTTGTAGCATTAATGCCATGCGTATAACCAGTAATGTAGCACTGACTAGGTCATCGTGTAGGCCTACTTTAGCTTCAAAACTAACGCCTTTTGCAATATATCCTTTAAGTTCACTGATTAACGGTTTACTTCGAACACGGAATCTTTTGCTTTCTACTAGGTGTTTTAGTTTGGCACAGGCATTAATTTTACTTGAGTTTGTAGTGTTAAACCCCTTGCGGAAACGTCGTACATGCCCTTTCTTAATAGGCTCGCTTAGAAACAAGCCAGGTATGCTTTCTTCGCCTATTTCTTCAATGGCAACCAGTGCCGCTTCGCCAATGTTGTTGTTTTCTACTGAATAGTATATGCTTGACTGCATGCCTTTGTTGGCACATTCGTCATTAATGAAGTTACATAAATCTCTGAGGATACGCACCTGCCCCTGAATGGTAGTTAAGTTGTGTTGCCATTCACCCACTTGTTCAAAACTGGGAATTTCTAATATCTGAATAGCGGCTGGGTCTCCACCTGTACCCAAGCTAGGATCTAATGCTAGTAGATAGGTACTCATAGGATCGACCTTTTTATACCAACGTGCTTGACCCATTTTCATGTAAGGTTCATCGCCCTCCATGCCAGCAAGACAAATACTGTTAATCAATGTTTCATCAAATACTAAGAATTCGCAGTCATGTTCTCGACGGAAGCGTTCTTCTCCAATACGGCTTCGTTCTTCATTGGCCCATGCTTCATCACGATCAGGGTGCTCATTCCAGTATGCTCTGAATGGAAAGAATCCGTTCTTCCCCAATTTTTGTTCATTGCCAAATTCGTCAAATCTGTGATTAGCTTCTTTCCATATGTTGGCAAACTGATCTTCATCACTGTTAGGTGTTGATGTAATAATAGCTTTACCACCTGTTGCCAATGTAGGTGAAATGGATGTCCAGAATTCAACGGCAATGTTAGGTTCAACGAATGCAAACTCGTCTGCATATAGCAATGATAGAGACAAACCTCGACCAGTTGTTTCAGTTGTTGTCTGTGCAATAATACGCGACCCGTTGTCAAATTCAATACTTTGTTTGTTATAACTTTTCACACCACAGCGTATATGATCAGGACATAATTCGTAGGCATATCGAATACGCGACATAATTTCTTGGGCACCTGTAAATTTGTGAGCTGCTACTAATACTGTGGCATCAGGAATAAACATAGCGTACCATAATAGATATCCGCCTGCTGTTGTTGTCTTACCTGTTTGACGAGGTAGTAGATTTACATTAAAACGATTTCCGTGATAACTGTCAATTAATCTTTTTTGATACTCAAACGGTTCGTATTTTAATTTGCCTTTAGTAGGATGTTGGATATAGAAAAAGTTGTCAAGGAAATAATGGGGTCCGTTAATCGGATCCGTGCATTTTAGTAGATCTTCGATGTCTTTTTCTGTGTACTTGTTGGAACTGTACGCAG